ATCTCTTTTCCGATGACCCAGAGTGTAGCAATGTCTTGGAACTTTAGAACTATGGAACTGCAGTCCTCTACAGTATAGTTATTTAGTGTGAAGCACCACCTTTTAGAAGGTGATATTTGTTTTTTATCATTGGTAGCTGGTGTTATAGTATTACCACCAGCCCCGGAACTCTTGGAACTATTGGACGTCATGTATATACAATGACGAAGATTTCTTTAAACCAATTCAATAAACTGGTTAATCCAAAGTATTTAAAAATAAAATATGGAGCATATATAAAATGGTATATGTGCGAAAATCAACAAAAAAGCGTGGTCGCGTTGCTAAGCGCTCTAATACTAAAATGGTTAAGCAAGTTGTCCAGAAGGCGATACGGGAGCAACAAGAAGTAAAATGTAAATTCACGAACTTTGATGAACTGACAGTCTCTGCTGGCGGTGAAGAATCCTTGGTAGGTATGACCCAATTTTCGCGAGGCAACGCCGGCGACCAAAGAGTAGGTAATTCTGTGAAACCTCGGAAACTCGTTGTAGAGGGTTGGTTCCGTCCCAGGGCATTGGCGGACAGTGTAGCTGACCCAAATGTCGCATTCCGGACAGGGCAGTATGTAAGGCTTTCTCTGCTACGTATTGGCGAAGGTCAGACTCAGACTTCGGCCACTAATCAAAAACCCACTAATCTGGGCACCAATTCTCCAAAATTATTCATGGGAAATAGCAATTTGCCTGTAGCAGAAACAAGTGATTATAGTGATATTATACGTCCGTATAATTGGAAGGTTGCCCGTCCGATGCACAAGGGATGTGATAAGGAATTCTATCTTAGCATGTCCCCTTACACCAAACAAACAAAGAGATTCAAATTTGAAATCAACTTCTCGGATAAGGACCTTATCGAGTGGACTGACCAAGCTCAGCCACATATCCCTAATAATGGTAACTTTCAGTTGTTTGTATGGTCTCGTTTCGCGTCTGATGATATCCAGATAGCCTCAGACCTTGAATTCTGCTGTGACAGTCGCTTCTACTATACTGATTCGTAGAGCATCTACAATCTTCAATATATAAGATGGTAAACCATCTTATCTATCCCTCCCCACTACGACAATAAAAATCTGTTCTCAACACCCCCGCGAGCGCAATAAAATATTTATTAGGAAATTAATTTTGGTGTCGCGGGGAGTGGTGAAGAGGCATAAGGGAAAGCTGAACCCGATAGGGTTCTCTTTGCCGTTGCCTCAAGCCGCACGGCACGTAAGCCAAAATTTATTTCCTAATAAATATTTTATGGAGCGGTAATCTACTTTAACGCCTCACCCTCTAACTTCTCTATATTCCATCTATCCCTACTCAAGTGCCTGGTTACAGGGGGGAAATTTGCAAAGACTATCACATGTGGTGGATTGAAGACTTTATATCCAGTCTCATATTTCGTATTGACAACCAATCCATCTTTAATCGATTCAAGCGCAGCGTAATCGATGCAGTCCTTGTGACCTCGTGGGATATTAAATAATACGGTATTTGATTTATCCATATCCTGGTTGAAAACCAGATTCATGATGTCTGAGTATTTGCCCCCGATGCAAGGAAGAGCTTTATGCTTGACAACGCAATATTTCATAAACGCAGTTTTGCCTATGTTGCCATTCTCTTCCCAAAACCAATAAATAGTTCGGTCGTCGGGTTCTGTTCGGATTATATCCAGAACACGCTGCTGAAATGGATATAGTGTTTCTATAATTTTAATCTCTTTAGGAAGTCCAAAAGAAGACAAAATGTCCTTCTCTTTGGAACAATATCTAATATTGGTCTCTTGGTTAGCCTTGGCCTTTTCCCAGTGGATTCTGTGAGTCAGAAGATTCTTCGGACGTTTCTTGAACTCAAACTCTACGTAACCTTGAAGATGAGGTGTACCCTCTTCGCCCATCTCTTTTCCGATGACCCAGAGTGTAGCAATGTCTTGGAACTTTAGAACTATGGAACTGCAGTCCTCTACAGTATAGTTATTTAGTGTGAAGCACCACCTTTTAGAAGGTGATATTTGTT